TGGATCAGTGCGGTCAGCGGCGAGCCGCCGGACTGGATCTGCACGAACAGGTCCTGCAGCTGCGCGCTGAGCTGCGCGGTCTGGTTCGCCGTCAGCTTGGCCTGCTGGCCCGTGGCGCGCAGGCCGTCGGCCGCGGTCCGGGCGCCGCTCGCAGTGGCGGCCACGCCGCGCGCGCCGGCGGCTGCTGCTGCAGCGGTGCCAGACAGGGCGGCACCTGCAGTGCGTGCGCCGGCCTCCACCTGGCTGAAGGCGGCAGCCGAGGACGTGCCGGCCTTGGCCATCGCGTCGAGATTGGCCTTCGCGGTGACCGCGTCGGTCGAATCGACCCGTAGGCTGATACCAGCGACTTCCAGGGTCATGGCTTGCTCGCTCTCATGGCTTCGAGTGCCGCCTGTTCAAGCACGCGCACGTCGGGGTAGATGTCGCGCCACTGCGCGGCGTTGATGCCAAGCGCCAGGCGGATCTCGCGGAATGCCTCCGGCCGGATGCCCACAGGCCCTCGCGCGCCGATCGACCAAGCGCCAGGGCCCACGGCTTCGAAGAAGCGCACGGCCGGCCAGCAATCCGGCCAGATCTCGACGACCTCCTCGGCGAAGTCGTCGGGCGACACGCCCCACATTGCCAGCGCGGCGGCGTCGGGCGGCGCGGTGTAGAGCGCCCGGGCCGCCGCCTTCAGTTTCCCAGCCGGGCCTTGGTCAGCTCGGCCACGAAGGCCGACGAGATGGCATAGGCCGCGCCGTGGTACTGCTGGCACAGGGTCGTCACCGCCTCGGCGCTGAACGGCGCATCGACGCCCTCCCAGCCGCGCAGGATGCGCTGCAGGGACTCGGCATCGGAACGTGACGCCGATGCCTCCGGCGCGGCGAAGGCGGCGAACTCGACGCGATCCATGTGCGCGAACTCGCACACGATCTCGGCCGGCTTGTCCTGGCCGGGCACAGGGATGCCCACCTTCGCCTTGAAGGTGGGGTTGGGCTGCAGCTTGAGCATCGGCGGCTGATCAGCTGGCGTAGCGGGTCAGGTCCGGGCAGGCCAGCGCGAACGAGGCGGTGACCGCCATGTTCTCGTTGATCTGGATGCTCGGCTGGCCGTCGAAGCCGACGTAGACCGCATAGAACAGCTTCGCACCGGTCGGCAGCGAGACGCGCAGCACGCGCACGTCGCCCTTCTGGTCGGCATCCAGCAGCGCGGCATGCCAGGCCAGCGTGGGGTCGTAGTGCATCTGCAGCGTCAGCGCGCGCGCGTTTTTGAAGGTCGGCCGCTGGCGCTGCCGGCCGTCCTCTATGTAGGCCCACTGGTTGAACTGCTGCTCGCCGCCGCTGGCCGCCACGTCGACGGTCTGCGACAGGCTGGTGAAGCCGGTGGACGCACTGCCGGCCTTCTGGGCGGTGCCGACGCCGAAACCGGCCGGGTAGAGCGCGGTGCTGGTGGTGTCGATGCCCTCCAGCTCGAAAGTGCCCGTCGCCTGGTTGGCCACGCGCACGACGCGCTGATCGAGGCGGCTCGGGTTGCCGAGCACGACGATGTCGCCGTTGGTGTAGCCGTGGGTCGTGGCCGATGCCACGCCCGGGTTGGCGTTGCTGATCGAGCTCACGACCTTGGCCGCTTCCAGCGAGCCGCTGATGGCGAAGGTGGAGCCGTTGGGGAAGATGGCGCTCATGATGTGGCCCTTTCAAGACGAGAAAAAGGCCGCTCGCGGCGGCCGTTGCAGATGCCCTGACGGGCGGGATCAGTAGGCGGTGGCTTGATAGCCCGCCGAGCACGGAACGACGAATCGCCCGGGCTCATCCAGAGGCGCCGCCGGCGACAGCGGCTGCAGGAAGTACACGCGCAGGCCGCCGGCAGACAGGCTGGCCCCAGGCCGGAAGATCGCTGCGAGCTCGGCGGCGATGGCTTCGGCAGGCCCGGCCCCTTCGCCCAGCGGCCGCACGATCGAGACCTGGAACAAGCCGGTCAGCGTGGTGCCCTGCCCTTCGATGTCTGGCGAGCCGGCCGGCGCCGGCAGCAGGATGGCGCGCACATAGGCGGCCGGCTCGGGATCGAGCACGACGTTCTGCCACTGCACCGGCATGGCCTGCGGCAGGCGGGCGTCGGCCCAGGTCTTCAGCGCGGCCTCGCAGGCTCGACGGACAAGTGCATGGCTCACGAGATGGCCCTCAGCAGGAAGCGCCGGTATTCGAGGACGCTGTAGCGCACCATGCCGTAGGGCGCCTGGCGGCTGTAGCCGTACTCCAGGCGGCGCGCATAGGGCAGGCCGTTGGTGATCGAGACGACGCCGCCGGTAGGGAAGCTCAGCACCTTCTGCACCTCGCGCAGCGCCCGGGCCTGGTCGGTCGAGTCGCTGGTGCTGGCGTCCGGCGCGCCGAAGCTCACGTTCCAGTTGGCACGGAACCGGCCGGTGTCGACAGGCGACTTCAGCGCCACGGACCGGAACATGTCGAGCGTCGCCTTCTGGATCACCGTGTCCATCTTCAGGCCCGTGCGCTGTGCCAGCGCCTGCAGGTCCTGGGACCACTGCGCCGACACGATCAGGCCCCTGCCAGCAGCAGCGCGTGCAGCACCGGGACGCCGGCCGGAGCCAGGGTGTCGGTGCCGATCACACGCCAGGTCTCAGCGCCGATGGCCAGCGTGCAGCCAGGCGCAGGCCGCACGGCCAGGCCGGATGCGCCGACGAACGCCAGCGCCGCGGCCCGGGCCAGCAGGTCGGGGCCGAAGGTGAAGCCCGAGCCGTCCATCGCGCCGGGCGGCAGCTTCACGCCGGTGCAGGCGTAGGCCGTGGATGCGGATGCCGCGGCAGCCGTGGCCGGGTCGTAGGTGGGCGCGCCCGGCACGGTCAGCGTCATGGCCGTGCCGGCCTCGACCAGGGCCTGCAGCGCGCCTGCGGCGATGGTGGGGTAGTCGAGGGCCATGGGGTCAGCCTTCCAGCGTCAGCGTGTCGATGCCGCAGCCGCAGAAGGCGTCCAGCTCGCACGCCACCTCTACCGCCCTGCGCGCGTCGTGCCCGAGGTGCATGGCGGCGAGTGCGAAGTCGCGGCCATGGCCCATCGCATAGAACCGGCACTCGATGCGCTGCGGGAATGGCGTCTTGCCGTAGCTCCACACAGTGCGGTCAGGCTTCACGAGAACTGCGCTGGTGTCGTTGTCCTTCTGCGCCTCCGGGTAGGTGGCCGGATTGCGCGCCGCGTCGAGCCAGGCCAGCAGCGCCATCGCGCTGTCCCCATCGCCAGCGAAGGCCACGAGCGACCCGTCGCGCAGGCGATGCACCTTGGTGACGGTGTACCCGTAGCCCGCGCTGCAGGACATCTTGTCGGCCGCCAACGTGCGGCCATCCCAGGCGACGACAGTCATGCGCGCACCAGCCGCAGCGCCGAGCTGCCGCGCGGCGTGATCAGCATGCCGGCCAGCATCGCATCGACGGCCGCGTAGCGCGTGGCTTGGCTGCTGCCCTGGGCGTACTTCGTGGTGATCGGACCGACGGTCTGCTCCACGACCTCGCGGCCCTGGTCGCCCAGCAGCGGGCCGGAAGAGGCGCGGAGCGCCAGCTCGGCGCAGGCCTTCACCACGGCGGCCGGAACGACGTTGGAGGGCCAGTAGTAGTCGTCGACCTCCGGCCGGGCGACATCGGCCCGCGGCCAGTCCAGGGCCTGCGTCGACGTCGTGCGCGTGCCGCTCCACAGCAGGCCGTAGATCTGGCCCATGTAGTCGGTCGCGCGCCGCAACGCCTGCTCCTTCGCTTCGCTGGTGAGCGCAGCCCATGCAGCCACGCCGCGGGCGGCATGGTGGGCGTCGGCAGCATCGACGCTGCACAGCGCTTCGGCGTCCGGCTTTGCCGTGCCGTCTTCAACGATCAGTGCCATGCACGGTCTCCTCGCGGTCGGTGGCTACCGCCACCCGCTTCCACTCGTTCCGCGACAGGCCGCGGTCGTTCAGGTACAGCTGGGTCATCTCGATGTCGCTGTGGCCCAGCAGGGTCTGCACGACGCGCGGGTCCAGGCCCCGGGCCACAATGGGCGCGCCATGATGACCATTGAATCTGTCCTGCGCGATGCCCCCGCTGATTCGGCTGAGCAGTTGGGGCCCGCCTGCTCCGGCGTGTACCTGATCGTCAACACCGCCTGCCGGCGCGCATACGTCGGGCAGAGCGTCAACATCCGCAGAAGGTGGGCGTTCCATCGTTCGGCTCTGGCACGCGGCAGGCACTCAAATGCCCGACTGCAGGCTGACTGGCAGAGGCATGGCGCCGCATGCTTCGAGTTTCGCGTCGTGGCCTTGCTGCCGGCGCCCGATGCCTTGCGACTCGAAAGGCAGATCACCGCGGGCCTGCTCGGGCCAGACTGCTACAACCTCAGCGCTGCTGCATGCCCTGGCCGCGGTCCCGCAGGG